GCCGCCTGCACCTCCGGATGGTTCGCCAGCTTGTCGGCGATCTCTTCCGGCTCCCATCTGGTCTCATTCTCCAATCCGATCTTGCCCAGCGTGCCGCTGCCTTGGAAAACGCCGCCCGCAAACTGGCTGGACAGGTTCTTGATGTTCTCATCGAACGCCCGCCGCGCCTCGTAGTTCACCTCGCGCTCCACCAGCGCATTGTCCTTTGTCGGTGTCCATGCGTCGCCGCCGTACACCTTGTTACGCGGGTCTGCCTCCGGGTCTATGGTGGCACGTGGGAACACTACGCTGGTATCTCCGTACTTCGTGTGCCCCTCCGCCGCGTCCACGATGGCCACGGAAGGGGATGGGATGCCGCCCCAGTTCAAGGCCGCGTCACGAATAACAGACCAGTCCTTGTTGTGTACAGCAATCAGGTCTTTCGTCCGCTCCACCGGCTCGTCGATGGAGAAGCGCTTCTTGACAGGCGGCAGCTTCTCTGCTACACTATCGTCAGAGACGGATGCAGTGCTTCTGGCAGCTCCCGGTGACGGGTTCGTGCTTATTGCTGCATCCGCCTCTTTTTCTGTAAAAGAGGTCGGCTGCAGGTTTAGCACATCGTACAGTGCCATGCTTCCATTTTTCTTCGTGCCTACCACCACGTCCGCCGTGTAGTCGTTTCCGCCCACTCGCAGCAACACATTACCTCTGGCGAAGTCCGTGATTCTGTCCTTGCGCGGATGGTTTAGCCCTTCGTTCACCCAGTCCGTCGTTGCGCGCAGAATTTCGTCGGCATTGTCCGTGGCGCGTAGCTTGTCCGTGTGCAGCTGCGGGTCGTTGTTATAGAGCCACTGCATGTACCGGGAGAAAGTCATCTCCTGTCTGCTTCTGCCGTCAATCTGAATTTCGTTGTTCCCCACGGTGATGCCGTTGGGGAACTTTTTCTTCAGGTTCTCCTTGACGGTCTTCACCCAGTCTGCCTCCGGCACGCCCGCAAGGATGTCCTGTTCCACCTCCACGAACGGCTTGTTGTCCGTGGTCTTTCCGATGGCGTAGCCATCCCCACTGTCAGCAAATACCGTGTCCTCGCTGCCATAGTCAGGCGATGTCTCCCGGCGCTCCTGCGCCGTCAGCTCCCGTCGCTTCGCAGTGTCCCGCGCCTCGATCTCTCCCGCCGTGTCGCGGTACAGGTCGGTCGGCATCCGGCCTCCGTTCCTCGCGTTGCGGTCGATGCTGTCCCGCAGGCTGTACCAGTCCCACACGCGGTCGCCGTACTGTTCCTCCAGCTGGTCTCTGCGCTCGTCGTAGCGCACCCACTCCGGCGGGTCTGGCTCGATCTGCTCCCATGTGTTCAGGTCAACCTTCCCGCGCGGCACCTTCGGTGCCATGGCATTCAGCTCTTCCATAGCCGCAACGAACTGCTGGTCGCTCTCCCGCATCTGCTCATACTGTTCCTGCAGTCGTGCGCCCTCGCGCCGTTCCTCCGCCGTCCTACTGTCAAATCCGTTTTCCATTCTCCGGTTCCAGTAGGCGGGATTTGCCCCGCTGGCAAATCCTTCCCGGCTCTGGATGGCGTGCTGCACCTCATGGATGAGAGAGTTCAGCAGCGTCTCCGGTCTGTTCTTCAGGTCGCGGCTCAGCTCGATGCTGTCAAACTTCCGGCTGTATCCGCCGTTCTGTCCGTCCTCCAGCGTGTGGAATGTCACGCTCAAATCCGCCATATCCGGATAGGCTTCAAACAGCTCCGGCGCATCCACCAGCTCTCCCAGCGTGGTGTAGTTGGGAATATCCGCCGCGTCGGTGCGCAGCTGCATCCTGCTGTCGTTGATCTCGAAGCGCCACTTGCCGTCCATACCTTCGTGCCAGCCCGTTGCCTTGCGGATGCTCTCCATGTCGGCTCCCGCCTCCTGCATCGCCTGCGCTTCCCGCAGGCTTTCAAGGTTCGCGCCGTTGGCGTTCGCCCCGGCATAGCTGTGCTGCAATCCGCCCAGCCCCTGCTGCATGTCGATCTCCGGGTCATACATGTCGTTGAACGCCGCTTCTGCATCCTCTTCAGAGATTTCCCCGTTTGCCATCTGCCGCTGCAGCGTGTCCATGTTCTGCGCCTGCGCAGCGGCTCGCTGCTGCATGTCTGCGGTGAAGCTGCTCTGTGTCTCCTGCAGGGCACTCTGGTAATAATTCTTTGCCTTCGTCAGGAACGCCCGCTCCTGCGCGTCGCTGTTGCCCAGCTTTGCCAGCAGCTCGTTGATAAACTGCAGGATGCGCCGTCCCAGCGTCCGGTTCTGCTGCACCATGGCGCGGATGCTCTGCTCGTCGGTCAGCAGATACTTTTCCACATACTCCGCCACGATCTCCGAATCAATGGCCGCGTTGTCCGTCAGGTTCTCGCCGTGTCGCGCATACAGTTCCGCCTTCTGCTGCCGCATGGCCTGCAGGTCTCCGCCGGTCTGCCGGATGCGGTTCAATACCAGCTTCTGCAAATCGCTGTAGCTTCCGCTTGCCTCGATGCTGTGCGTCAGTTCGTGGCTGATGATCTGCGCCACCGGGTTCTGGCTGCGTGCGTTGACATAGATTTTTCCGTCTGCCGGGTTGTAGTAGCCGTTGTGCATTCCTCCGGTGCTATCCGCGCCTTCGTCGAAGAACACCACCTCGCGCCCCACGATGTTGGCGATGCGCTGTACCTTGGCGACGGTGTCCTCGTCTACGCCCGCAAGAATGCCCGTGCGTTCCGTTTCCGTCTCGGCTCTCGCAGCCCTCTGCCGCGTTTCCGCCTGTTCCGCCGTCGGCAAAACGCCCAGCCGATCAGCCTCCATGGTCTCTCTCAGCGGCGCAGGTTGGCGTTCCTGCTCCGTTGTGCGCTGCTGCGTCTGCGTTTCTGCCTGCTCAGCTGTCGGCAGTTCCGTTCCGCCGGTCTCTTCCGCCGTCGGCAGCACCACGCCTTTCGTCTGTTCCTGAGCGGTTCCGGTTTGTCCTGCAGTCGGTTCCGTCCCTTCCAGCATTCTGGTGGTCTCCGCAAACAGTCTGCCAATCTCCGTATCCGTCAGCTTCTTGCCCTTGTTCAGCTTGTTCTTCAGTTCCTGTCCCAGCTTGTATGCCTCGCTGTTTTCATCAAGGGTCTCCGCCGTCTCGATGATGCTGTTCACCATCTCGTCGCCCATCTTGCGCAGCGTGCTGCCGGTCTGCTGGTATCCGGCGTTTCGCTGCACCGTTCCGATGCCCACACCCGCCGTGGCCATGGTGCCGCCGGATAGTGCGCCGCCGAGGAAGTCCAGCCCCATCTCCGCCGCCTGCTGCGCCACTGCAAGGCCGAAGGCTTCGCCCTCCGTCTTGCCCTCCGCCATATATGCGTCGATGGTCTGCTGCCACTCGCTCTTGTCCTTGGCGATGAGAATGTCGGCAAACAGGTTGATGAAGTCGCTGCCCACTTCCTCCGCGCCTTCCGTGAACGCATTCTTCAGGATATATTTGATGGCTCCGTCTTCCCACTTGCCTTTCAGCAGCGCCTCGATGCTGAACTTCTCTGTAAACACTTCCGCCGCACCCGCGATGGTTCCCAGCGTGAACGCCTGTGTATCTGTCAGTCCTCTATCCTTTGCGGCAACGGTGGCATCCGCCGCCGCGCCGGTGCCCATAATGGCAAGGGACATTCCCTCGCTCAGTGCGCCGCCTCCGCCGAATCCGCCCGTGATCGCAGTATTCAGCAGGAAGTCGCCCATACTCATGCCGGTCTGGTACAGGAAGCTGCCCGCCTGTCCCCAGTTCCCGCTCTGTTCAATGGTCTCCGCCACCTGATTGCGAATGGCGTTGTTGGCGTAGGAAAAGCGGTTGTACGCCGCATTCTGGTCGATGCTTCCGGTGCCGAGATAGTCCGCCGCCTGTCCGAGATAGCTCAGCCCCTTCATCGGGGAAGTCAGCACGCTGAACACGCTGCTGCCCACAGGTGATTCCTTGGCATAGTCTCTCCAGTACGCCTCTTCTTCCTGCCGCTGGCGATAGTTCAGATCGCCCGTCAGGTAGTCATAGTAGGCGTGTGCCGCGTCCTTGCCCTGCGAGGCGTACAGATAGTTGAAGATGGCCACTTCTTCGTCGGTCATCTGCTGCGATTCCGATCTGTTTTCTGTCGCCATGCCGAACAGAGCGCCCAGCGGGTTGCTGTCCCCGCCATAGTTCGCCCCGGCTTGATTTGTGATGTATGCACCCGCCTCGCTGTTGCCGTTGATGTACTCATACAGCGGGTCATCCCAGCCGCTGGCATCGTCACTGTAGTTATCAAACAGAACGTCGAGGTTGGAGCGCTTCTTTCCGTTGGCCGTGCTCTTGTATTGGCTCTTTTCGCCAAAGTCTTCCGCGCTGGTCAGGTCGGCATACTGGTAATATTTCTTCCAGTCCAGCTCCTCCTGCAGCAAATCCGCCGCGCCCTGCGCCTCAGCAATCTGGCTGTCCATGGCCTTGGCCTGCGCCTGCAGCGCCTGTGCCTGCTGGCTCCATTGCATCAGCTCATTCGTCCCGCCGCGCCGGGAAGATACCTTGTTCATCAGCTGCTGTGCCTGCTTCTGCAGCGCCTTTTGCTGCTCTTGCAGCCGCTTCACATTGCTCTGCGCCGCCGTCAGGTCGGCGTTGATGGCGTTCTCATCCGTTCGGATGGTCTTCTTCCAGTTGTCGAACAGGTTCTGCTGCTCTGTGCGGTAGGCTTCATAGTCCTCCGCCGCCTGCTTGTACTGGTTCCACGCAGGCTCATAGGCGGCATAAGCGGCATCCACCGCTTTCGTCGCGTCTTCATACTGTTTCAGCGTGCTGGCATATTCCTGCTGCATCTGCTGCACAATCCCGGACGCAATAGCGCTGCTGCCCGCGTACTGCTGCAACTCCGGCAGCTTTCCACTCAGCTCGTTCAGCTTCGTATAGAGATTGCCCGCCGTCTCATTAGCGCTCTGCAGCTCCTCCGCCTTCTTTTTGGCGTTCGCCTCATAGGTGGTCACGGTGTTGTATTTCCGCTCCATATCCATGCCCAGCTTCGGCTGCGAATAGTATTTCCCATCCGCCGTCGCGCCCACGAGGTAGTTCTGATAGCTGCCGTACTTCTGCTGCATGGCAGTGGAGCGGTTGTACTCACTCTCCGTTAGCTTATCAGATGCAGCTGCGCGTGCGGCATAGTTCTGCCGCACGCTTCTGTCATACTCGTCTCTGGTTTTCCCGCTCCGCTCGAAGGCTGTGTTGCCGCTGGCAGGGTTCTTCTGCGTGTCTACCTTGCCCAGCTTCTGATTGCTCCACGCGGAAAAGGTCTGCGCCTTTTGCGGCGTGCCGGTCGTCTTCGCTGTGCCGGTCGCCTGTCTCATTTTGTTGTTGCTCCACTCAGAAAAGGATGCCATACCGTGTCCTCCTTACTTGCTGGCGGCGTATTCGCAGTAATCTTTGATATAGTCCGCGTAGCTGTTGTAGTTCTTTACCTCAGTGCCTCCGGTGCCGTACTGCTGTAGCGATGCCTTCCTGCGGCTCCACTCGCTCTTGGTCATCAGGCCGGAGCGCACGCTGCCATCCACACCCGCCGCCTTCATGTAGGCAATGGCGCTGTCGTAGTCGGTCACGCCGGAGATATTCCCGCCGCCGGAATCGCCGCCGTTCTTGGTGAATCCCGCCTGTGTCAGCATTGCCTCCGTAATGCCGGGATTGCTCTGCAGGATGCTGTTCCATGTGTCAGCGTCGATGTTCGTTCCGTAGGCCGCCTTCAGCGCTGCGATGTCCTGCGCGCTCAGCCCGGTCGTCTCGGTCTCCTGCGGCGTTGTGTTTCCGCCGCCTCCACTGCTTCGGCTCCCTCTGGAAGGGGACTTGCCCGCCGCCGTGGTGTTAAATCGGTTCAGCGCCGCTGCATCCGGGTTGATGCCCAGTTCCCGCAGTCCGGAGTAGTCGCCGTACTGTGCAGCCAGCTGCGCCAGCTGATAGCGTCGCTCATAGTCCGTCGGGTTGTTGTCGGTGTTGATGCCCAAATTGTTCAGGAACGAATTGTCGCCCAGCTCCGCCGCCGTCAGCGCCTTGTTCATGGCCTCGCTGCGTCTGGCCGTCTGGTTGTTCACCTCGTCCAGCAGCTGCCCATAGTTGAAGCTGCGATCGGTATTGAACTGGTTCATATCGTTCAGGTACTTGGTGTAGTCCAGCTGCTCCAGCCCGCTCGCCGTCTGCAGGTCGTTGTTGATGCGGTTGTACTCGTCCATCCATGCCTGATAGTCGAAGGCACGGTTGGTGTTGTACTGCTGCATCTCGTTGAGGAACTTGTCGTAGTCGCTCTGCTCCGCACCCTGCACCGCGCCGAGATCAGAGAGCTTCATGTTGTAGTCGTTCATGTACTTGTTGTAGGCCAGCTGGTAAAGCTCCGGGATTTTGTCCGTCATCTGGCTGGCGTAGTAGTCGCCCGCCTGCGCCGCCGCGTTTACCGCGTAGCTGGACGGAATGCCTCCGCTGGCTGCTGCCGCCGCGCCCAGCGCGTCCTGCGTGGCTCTCTGGCCTTCCCGCGTGTACTGCTTGCGGTACTGGCTGTAAAGCTGGTCGTTCTCCGGGTCATAGCTGAAGTCCTTCCGGTTCACGATCTGGCCAAGCAAGTCCTGAATGGTCGCGTCGTAGCGGTTGTTGTATTCCGGCTGCGCCTCGCCGTAGGAATAGCTGCCGTAGCCCAGCTGCTTGTCCAAAAGGCCGCTGATGGTGTCGGCATAGTTGTTTTTGTAGGTCGGCGCTGCGCTGCTCTGGAAGTCCTTGGGGGATAGCGGGTCAAGGTAGAAGTTTGCGCCCCTCTGCCCGCCGGTGTACCCGCCGTAGCTGGAGCGGATGCCCTCCGCGCCGAGGTTGGCCAGCGCCCGTGCCTCGTCCGTGGCAGCGTTTTTGTAGTCCTGCTTGTACTTCAGGATGCTCATTCCTGCGTCCGGGTTCTGCTGCGCCAGCTTCAGGTCTGCGTCAGAGAACTGCCCGCCGAGGCCGCTGCTCTGCATTGCTTTCTGAAAATCGTCGTATGTGTATCTGTTTGCCATAGTCCGCCCCTTTCTTATAGTTCGCTGCCGTTGTACACTTCCCGCACCAGCGAATACAGTCTGCATCCGCCGTTTCCGGTCATCCGGATGCGGAAGTGGTCGCACCGGCGCGGGATGATCGGCAGATAGTAGCTGCGCTTCACTTCCGTCTGCAGCGTCTTCACCGTCCTCCACACGCCGTCGCTGTCGAACTGCATGTCGATCTGCACGCTTGCATCTTCATCCAGCTCCAGCCGCAGCAGCAGCTTTCCGATTCCCTTCTTCTCCGGTGTCGCCGCGGAGGAGGACGAATAGGTGGTGTATTCGTAGAAGTCCGCCCACTCCGCCTTCCATGCCACCAGCGCTTCCTGCACCGCGCCTTGCGGCACGCTTCTGGCGTTGCCGTTCATCCAGAGCTTGCCGGTCGCATCAAGGCAGTACAGCTCCTCATTCCAGCCCCAGCCCACAGCCTGCGTGCTGTCCTCCCGGTGCCACAGGTTGGTGCGGGTGTCGAAGGCAAACAGCTGATACACCCCCGTCGTGTCCTGCAGCGAGGCGAAATACTTTGTCCCGTCGCTGCCCGCCACGCCGTTCCGGAAGCGCTGCGTGCCGAATGCCGCGCTCACGCTCTGCGGGATGCCGCCGCTCCATGCCACGATGCCTGTCCGGCTCAGGTAGAAAAGCGTCTCCCCCGCAATGGCAAGGCTCTCGTCGCTGCCTTTTTCCACGCCCAAGCTGGCGCTGCCCATCACCTGAAAATTGGACGGCTTGTCGCCGTATACCTTGTAGATGTGCTCCTCCTTGAAGAAGCACGGATAGCCGAGATAGCTGCAGCACGCCGTAAAATCTCCAGTGCTTGCCACATCCACCGCAAAGCTGTCCGTCGCCACGCCGTCAAATACATTCCAGTTGAAGATGTCGCCCAGCTTGCTGGCGTAGATCGTGTCGCCCTTGCATCCCCACAGCCGGTTTTCATTCTCGCAGATATAGTCTAACTCTGGAACCGTGCGGCTGAGTTGCAATGTTTCGCTGTCTCCGCCGTCCGAGATGGTGAAGGTGTTCTCATAGAAGCGCAGGTTGTCCCCGTCAATCTCCCGTATAATGGCGGTCTTGTTGTTCTCCGGATGCGTCGTCGCGCCGGAGATCGTCACCGCGTCGCCCTCGTTGAACTTTGCTCCCGCACCCACAGCGTAGATGGTGTTGGCTTTTGCTTCCTCGCCCGCGTAGGTGCCGTCCTGAATCTTCGCGCTCCCGCTCCAGCTGCTTTCCAGTGCGCCGAAGTCGCCCGTCAGGCGGTTGTAGTATTTCTTGTCCGGCAGGATGACGATGTACGCGCCGAGGCTCGTGAACTTCTTGTGCCCGTCGGTGACGATGCCCTTCAGCTCGCCGTCGGCGTAAAAGCCCGTTCCATCCGCCCAGTACAGCCCGTCGTGGGCATATAAACCGTTCGGTTTCGTCAGCGTCCGACATGTCCACCGCCTTGTGCGCGGGCTTAAAAGGGGATAGAAGTCGCTCGTCAGATTCTCCATGTCCCACAAGTCTCCGTTCTCTGCTGCGAGCGTGTGGTTGTATCCGCCGAACTTTACCTGCTTGCGCTTGCTGATGCCGTCGCCGTAGGCCATGGATGGCAGCCCGGTCGCCATTATCCCTCACCTCCGAACACAATGAACTTCTCCAGCGCTTCCAGCTGCATGGGCGTGATCTTCTCCGGCACCGGCGCGTGCTGCACCGTGAAGTCATCCTCCACCTGCGTCATGCCCAGCGCCCTGCGTTCCCTCTGGTATCCCGCCGCCGCGTCTGCGTCCCGATAAGGGAAGGTGCCCCGCTCCGTCCATTTGATATTGCCCTTTTCGTCCTTCTCCGCGTACTTCTCCGCCAGCTTCAGTTCCTCATTCTGCAGAAACTCCACATGGCTCTGCAGCTGCTTCTTCACCATCATCACAGCAAACGCCGTCTGATAGTCCATTTCCTTCTGCTGCAGCTGCACCGCCGCCAAATAGGCGTTTGCGCATTCGATCAAATACATGCTTTCCCTCCTTAGCTGCTGCTCACTTGAAGCAGCGTCCCGTTGACATACACATCTCCCGTCAGGTAGATGCCACTGTCTCCTCTGATGGTCATTCTCGTTCCCGCATACAGGAACACGTTCTCGTCCGCCTCCATACTGATGCCGCTGGCACTCTGCAGCTTCATGGCAAAGCCCACGCCCTGCACATAGTTGGTGTAGATGAACATGCGGTATGTGCGCTCGTACTCCGTGCCCGCGCCCTGATCGTCCAGTCGGATGCCGCCCGCCACATAGTTGGTGTTCAGGTAGCAGAACTCGATCTCGCCGCCCACGGTTCCGTTGGCTTTCAGTACGCTTTTGAAGGTGCTGCCCTCGATGGTGCAGCCGTAGATGTCGATAGCCTCGATGGTGCCCGTGGTGATGTTGTCCCCGTTGATGGTCGTCCAGCCGCTGGTGGACAGGTCTGTGAAGCTCACCATGCCGGAGAAGCTGATGGACTGGCTGCTCAGCTGCACGCCGTTGGCCAAAAGCCGAATGGTGGAGCTGGATGAGCCGTTGGTCACGCTCAGCGTCATGCCGTTCACCGTCTGCGTCAGGGAAGAGATGTTCCCCTCTGCGTCCGAGATGCGGCTTGTCAGGCTTGTGGCCGTCTGCTGCAGGGTGGAGATGCTGCCCTCCGCGCTGCTGATGCGGCTTGTCAGGCTTGTGGTGGTGGCGGTGAGCTGCGTGATGTTTCCCTCCGCGTCGCTCAGCCGTGCGCCCAGTCCCGCCGCCGTCACTGTCAGCGCCGCGATATTTGCCTCGTCATCCTTCAGCTGCACATACACCGGCTCCGTGATGATGTTTGCGATCTCCTCCAGCCCCGCGTCGTTGAAGTTCTCTTTGTCAAGGTTTCCCATGCTGTAGCGCAGCTGCTCCAGCAGCATGTAGAGATAGCTTGTGATCTTCTCAAACTTCTCGTCCGTGCTCTGCTCCTGCGTCAGCGTCGGGAAAGTGGTGTCTGCCGTCAGCAGGTTTGATGGCATCTTTCATGCCTCCTTTCGCGCAGAAGGCGGAGACCGGCGGAATGCACCGGCCTCCGCCGCTCTCTTAGTCCTTCACCGCAGGCTCCATGCCCACAGCCTTCAGCTTGCGGTCAAACGCCCCGCCGCGATACTCCAGTACAAGAGTACGCACCATGTCGTGGCTCAGGTCGATGATGTCCTCGTTGCCCGTCGGGTCGCTGCCGTCGCCGCCGAGGATGTTTGCATCCATCAGCTTTTCAACGATGTCGTGGAACTCCTTGTTCTTGATGTCCCGCAGCCGTTCGTATCTCACCATGTTTTCTTCCTCCAGTCTTTCGTTTACTTCCTTTGCGATCTGCCCGTGATGCTCGTACAGCCAGTTGCCGGGGCAGCTCTTATTGGCAAACCAGCGGTGCACCGTCATGTTCTGCTTTTCCACCTGACCTACGAGGTTTTGATCTCCCTTCCACCGCAGTTCAGGGATGTGATTCCGCTTGCAGATGTCCACCAGCAGATTGATGAGGCTCCTGTAGGCTTCCTCCGTGATCGGCCACGGCTCGCCGTCTGCGCAGTTGGCCACCTCGATGGTCACAGCCCGGTTGTCGTTGCTGGCGCTGGAAGTGCACCAGCTGCGGTTTCCCTCGTCCACATACAGCGCGATTCTGCCGTCGCTGCCGATGCCGTAGTTGCTGCTGGCCTCCCGCGATCTGTCTGCAAACAGTCTGCCGCAGCTCTCCACGCTCAGGTTTCCCGCCATGCAGTGGATGCTGATGGTGTCGATGGCGTGCCTGCGCTTGCCGGAGTGGTTCGGGCTGAGCCGGGTATAGCTCACCAGCTTACTGTTGCTCATGGTCTTCCTCCTTGCCGGGTGTCGCGGTGCTCAGCATGTCCTTTAGCTTCTTCAGCACATCCACCGCATACGCCGTAAACGCCGCCAGCAGCGCAATATGTACCGCCGTCATCAGGTTCACCGTCTGTCCCTCCGCCTCGATGACCAGCAGATCAGGGTTCAGCCAGCCTGCGTAGTACACCGCGATGAGCGATGCAGCCACCACGCCGCCCTTGATGCAGCCGTTGCGGAACTTCATCATGTCCCATGTGCCCTCCATGAAGGCGTTCACGCTGCCGAGGGCGATGTTTGCCGCGATCAGCAGCACCAGCCCAATACCCAGTCTCACGATTGCAATGTCCGTCATGGTCTTGCTCCTTTCATAAGTCCGTTACCTGTTCTTCCTTCCTGCCGATACCGCCGAAGCTCTCCCGCTTTTCAAACAGGCTTTTCACGCAGTACAGCAGCACCACGCCGATGATCTCCGTCACCGCCGTCCGGCTCAGGCTTTCCGCAATCTCCGTCCTGCCGAGGAAGGCGAGGGCGTAGCTGCACCACACCCAGCCGATGCCGTTGATAAGGCACGCCCACACAATGCGCTTGGTGGTCGTTGTCTTACTTGGCCGTCTTCTCTGATGCCTGCCCTTCATGCCCCTCTCTCCAGATCGTCAATGCGGTGGTTTGCCACCTTCAGCTTTTCCTCGAAGACCGCCGCCGCCTCTTCCAGATGGTAGGTGCGCTCCACCAAACCGTTGTGCTTCGCTACTTTCTGCTCCAGCTCCTCCAGCCGGTAGGCGATGAGCGCCGCGCTTTTCTTGTTTGCGAAGTACGCCCCCGCCATGGTGCCGATCAGGCTCAGCACAGCCACAATGACCGTCTCCGTCATGCCGTCGTCTCCGTCCATCCATACGCACCCGGCTCCCACACGTTCGCGTCCACATCGCTCGTCCAGTGTTTGCCGTTGTGGCTCACCTTTGCGCCCTTGGCGTAGGCATCTGTGCTGCCCACCGGCTGGCTCCACTCCGGCCATTCCTCCGCCGGGTCGGAGATGCCCACCCACAGCGACGGGCTGTCCTCCGGTTTCCAGTCCCCCTGCGAGGTGTGCGCCTGCAGGCATTTGTAGAGCTTTCCGCTGCGTTCCCTGATCTGTCCTGCGGTGTAGACCACCGGGTACGCCCACGGGCTGAACAGCTCCGCGTGCTCTCCTGCCGTCACGCCGTCGATGTCTCCCCTCTCTGTCATGGTGACAAATGCGATGCCCACCGCCTCGCTGCTGCTCTGCAAAACCGTGCCGGTGTCCTTCTCAATGAGCTGTACTTCCTCCAGTTCATCAAGCCCCGTGTGCCCCATCAGACGGTATACCGTGCCGTCCACGGCCACGCCCTGTGCGTCCTCCTCTTCGCAAAGGATGTAGAAGCCGTCCGCGTGCCTGCGGATGTAGTTCGGCTTCTCTGCCAGCGCGATCACGCCGCCGTCCTTTCTGATCTCGTACATGCTTTCACGCTCCTTTTTCCATCAGTCGTCTGTAGAATCTATCCATCCGCCGCAGCACCCGGTAGCTGTTTCCGCGCCGCATGTGTCCGCGCCAGCTCTCGTATGCCGTTCGGATGTCCTCTTCCGTCATTCTCCCTTCGTCCATCCAGCGCCGGAATGTCTTCAGCTTCCGCCGCATCCGCCGCGCGCTCTTGCGGCACATCTTCCGCCGCACCTTCCCCGTCTCCGTCAGATAGAACCGCGTCTTCAGAAAGTGCAGCTCCTGCAGCTTTACAATGCGCGTCTTCTTCTCGTTCATCCGGATGCCGAGGTCTGCGCATACCGCCCGGATTTGCTTCAGGCATTCCTTCAGGTAGTCCCGGCTCTCGTGGATGAGATACCCGTCGTCCATATACCTGCCGTAGCCCTCGATGTGCAGTTGCTCCTTGATGAAGTGGTCAAGCCGGTTTGGCAGCATCAGCGCGTCGATCTGGCTCACCTGACTGCCGAGGCCGAAGCCCCGCTCGCCAAAGTCCTCCATCAGGCCGCACGCCAGCTTTTGCACCCGCTCGTCCCGGATGCGCCGCTCGCTCTCTGCGTAGATCGGCGCGTGCGGCGCGGAGTTGAAGTAGTCCGAAAAGTCGAATACCAGCGCCCAGCCGTCCGTCCCGTGCTTTCGGTAGTACCGCTGCAGGTGGCAGGTCAGCCTATCCATGGCAAAGTCGATGCCCTTGCCCTTCAGGCTCGCCGCGTTGTCGTAAACGAATGCTGCCGAAAACAGCGGCACCAGCGCGTTGTCGCACAGGCAGCGCTGCACCACCCGCTCCGCAATGTGCACGCTGCGGATGTGCCGCAGCTTTCCCCGTTCCATCAGGTCGAAGGCGAAAAATCCCTTGGTCTTCCATGTGCCGTCCATCAGCTCCCGGTGCGTCCGGGCGATGTTGGCGGTAAAGTTACCGAGATACCGCTGCGTGGAGCATTTCCAGCCCACGCCCTTGCAGCATTCCCGTCCCGCCCGGTACAGGTGCTCGTAGCTGAACACCTGCTCAAAGCTCCCGCACGCCTCGCTGCGTGCATCTCTTCGCCGCTGGCGTTCCGCTTTTCTTCTCCTGTACCGTGCCTCGTGTCTCTCTTCGCTCGTCATAATTCTCCTCGCCCGTTAGGGCATCCCCTGTACGGAATTATTCTTGGGTGCGTGTTCTATCCGCGTGGCAGTACCAGCCATGGAACGGGCTGTCCGCACATTCGCCCGCCATGCAAGCAGCGTCCGGCTGACTGCATCAGAGGATTGTTTTGGCTATGCCGGGAACAAGCTCTCCTTCTGCAAGGGTGCTGCTTCGCCGCTGCCGGTTACTGTCCTGACCCATCTCTTGCAGAATCCGAAGGCCACGCCATTCGCATTGCTCGCGTTGTTGTAGTTGGCGTTGCCGTTGCTGTTGACATTGCAGAAATTCGTGGAGTTGCTGCCATTCGGAGAGCGCTCCCACCAGTTGTTCGCGCTGCCGCAAGTGCAACAAATACAGAGCTTGACCCATGTTCTTCATTCCGGAAGGTCTTTGTACCGCTGCCGGTCGTTCTTCTTCACCGCCGCGATGAGCTTCGCTTCCTCGCAGATGAGGTCGCCCCAGCGCTGCATCGCCTTGTGAATCCACCCGTAGCCCTCCGGGTTCTGCAAAATGCTGTCATACAGCAGCTGCAGCTTTGGGCTGAGGTTCTGCAGCGCGTTGTTCGCTCGCATCAGCTCGTCCCTGCGCAGCTGCGCCTCGTGCCGGTTCGTCGGCCAGATGTTGTTTGCCGCCCGTACCCGGTCATGCACCTCGCTGCTCAGCTCCATGATGCGTCCCGTCAGAAACCGCTCGTACCGCTTCGGTGCCTTCATGCAGCACGCAAAGGTGTGTGCCTCCAGCTGTCTTGCCGTTTCGATGAACTGCACGCTGCTCTCGCCTCGTTTGGATTTGTAGACCGACATGGTTCTCTCCCTTCCATCCCGCAGCACACAGGC